AATAATGCTTAAAGGCATCTACCATCCATTCATTTTTACTAGGTTTACCATATACATATAATACCATTAAGGCATGCATATCTGTAATATCTGATTGTTTAATTACTTGAAAAGCCATATAATGGTTATCTTCATCATCAGACAACAGCATTTCCAATAAGTTTTTTATTTCCTTATTGCTTAGTCTCATATTTTTCCTTTATAAAATCTTCCTAATATATTTCCATTTAGATAATCATCTCTCTCAAGAACCTCATACTTAAACTGTGCTTTGGTTTCTTCATAAGTTAATGACGCTTTACTAAAACA